ACTGCGCGGGTCATGCAGGTGGGGGATGGCAAAAGCTAAGCTGCGGGGTGAGGAGGCAATGCTCCGGAAGATCCGGAAACTGTCTCGCACCTACCCCGACAGAATGGAGCTCGCAATCAGGGTAGAAGCCGAGCTCATTATGACGAAGTCCAAGCAGGCCTTCGTACCGGTCAAGCTTGGAGCGCTACGGTCGTCGGGTCATGTCACGAAGGTGGAACGGGTTGGACGAATCGTTCTCGTCCGCCTGGTGTATGGCGGAGTGAGTGCCCCATACGCTATCATTCAGCACGAACGGCTAGACTTTCAACACAAGGTCGGCGAGGCAAAGTACTTGGAGCGTCCCCTGAACCAGGCGGTCCCGGGGATGGCAAAGAGGATGGCGCGTACGCTCGATCTAGACAGGGTGCGATTGTGACGGCTTGGTACAGGGAGATTGACATGGTGCAGGACCCGCAGGACCTGGGGCTCGACGCCAACGGCCGGGCAATCGTGGCGTTCAACATCAACGTGGTCAAGTCCTTCTCCGAGAATTTCCTGGAGGAGATCGTGGGCCTGCTGGTGGCTGCCACGGTGGGGGTGTTCAACACGGACATCTTCGCCAGCGCCAGCAAAGACTTGCCGGATGGTGACGGACCGTTCCTCACCATAGTGGCGACAGGTGGTACCAGTCCTGAGCGGACACAGAACGATGTGGCTACGCCAGCCTACCCACGACCGTCAGCCCAACTGGCTGTCCACGGTGCGGACTTCAAGGAGTCCTGGGGTATGGCGTATGACGCATACAACGCCCTCGCGGGTATCCGTAATCAAACAGTCACGGGATAAGGAGCACAGCTGATGTCCGATGCTATTTCCGCTCAAGGAACACTGATCGCCAGGGAGCCGGTCGCGACGCCTGGTGTATTCACCACCGTCGCGGAGCTGCGGGACATCACGCCCCCGCCGCTGTCACGCAACCCTATCGAAACCACCAACCACAATGAGCTCGAAGAGAATTTCGTGGTTGGCATCCGGCGCAAGGGCGAGATGACGTTCGCCATCGGGTTCGTCCCGAACAGCGCCACGCACGGACAGGTGTCCGGCCTGATCGAGTCCTGGGAGAACGGGGACCGGGACAGGTGGCGGATCACCTATCCGGACGGCAGCCTCTGGTTGTTCTCCGGGTTCGTGTCCAACGTCGGTCCCTCGGCCCCCGTGGACGATGGCCTGGTCGCCGACATCACCATCCGTCCCACCGGACTGATGACCATCATCGACGCGTAAGCTGTAACCGCGGGCGGGGTCTAGCGGTCCCCGTCCGCACCCAACCTGGTTGAGCATGGAGGTGCTCCAAAGATGGCCAAGCTACTCACGGCTGAGAACGTATGGGAAGCAGACGACCTCGTGTGGGAGGACATCCCTATCCCGGAGTGGTCTCCGGGCTACGTGGAGGGGGACGACCCCGCCAACCTGCGCCTGCGCATCATGACTGCCAAGGAGGCGATCGACTTTGCGAAGGCGATGGAGAACCCGAACAACGAACGGTCGGCAATTGTCCGGGCGGTGATCAAGACCGCCATCGACGAAGAGGGCGCCCTGCTGTTCCCGGGGGACGGCGACTTCGCCAAGTTGCTGGACAAGTCCCTGGCCCCATACAAGCGCATCCGCAAGGTCTTCTTTTCGCTCAACGGGTTCGGTGCGGACGAGGACACCGACGAACCGTCCGATGAGGACGTGGCAAAAAACGACTAGAGGCGAGCCCAAGCAGAAGGTTCGCCTACCGACTGGCCAAGGAGCTCGGCACTTGGAACGTGGACGGCATGCTGGACAGTATGAACATCCGGCAGTTCCGAGAGTGGTACGCATACGCCGAACTCGAGCCCTTCGGAGAGGAGAGGGCCGACTACCGGTCGGCGCAGATATGCGCCATGATCGCCAACTCGGTCAGGGACCGGAAGCGCAAGCCCACTCCATACCGGGTCGAAGAGTTTCTCCTCAAGTTCGGTGGTCGCCAGACCAGGGAGAAGAAGGACTGGCGGTCCATGAAGCTAGACATGGAAAGGATAGCCGCGGGGCACGGGGTCGTCAGGTTGAAACTGTCTGACCTCTAGCTGGACGACGAGCACCACCACCAGGCGAACGTGAGGAGGACCAAGCCGGAGAGGTGGTGCCGTCGTGGCAACTGACATCGGAACCCTGCGGGGGACCATTGAGCTGAACGACAAGTTTAGCTCCACCCTCTCCCTGGCCGGGTCCAACCTCCAGAAGGCGGGACGCAACTTCCAGGCCGTCGGTGGCAAGATGTCGGCGGCCGGTTCCTCGATCACCAGGTCCATCGGGTTGCCCCTGGCGTTGGCGTCGGGTGCAGCCCTGAAGCTGTCCTCGGACTTCGAGACCTCCCTCACCAAGATCCAGACCCTCGTTGGACTGTCCGCCAAGGACGTCCAGGGGTTCCGCGCCGACGTCCTGTCCCTGGCGGGCGAGACCGCCCAGGCACCGAAGGCCCTGGCGGACGCCATGTTCTTCATCACGTCTGCCGGCCTGCGCGGGGCCGAGGCCCTCGAGGCCCTCAAGTTCTCAGCGCAGGCATCGGCCATCGGCCTGGGTGACACCGCCGTCGTGGCGGATGCCGTGACCTCCGCCATGAACGCCTATGGACCGGCAACGCTGTCCGCCGAGCGTGCGACCAACATCTTGGCCCTGGCGGTACGTGCCGGTAAGCTGGAGGCGTCCGCCCTGGCCCCGGTGCTAGGTAGGTTGCTGCCGACCGCAGCGGCCATGGAGATCGCGTTCGAGGATGTGGCCGGTGTACTGGCCGTGATGTCCAAGACCGGACTGGACGCTGCCGAGGCGTCCACCTCCCTGTCCTCCATCATGACCACCCTGTTGAAGCCCACCAAGCTGGGGGTGGACGCCCTGGACTCTGTGGGCCTGTCCCTGAAGGACCTGCGGGAGACCGCGAAGGGACCGGGTGGCCTGGTCCAGGTCATGCGTGACCTCGACAGCGCCTTCGAGGGTAACGACGAAGCGCTCGTCCAGGTGGTGCCCAACGTCCGAGCCTTCCGTGGTGTGATGAACGTCCTGGCCCAGGACGGCAAGTCCGTGGACGAGGTCATGAAGGCGGTGGCGTCCGACGTGGATGTGCTGGGCGAGGGCATGAAGATCGTGGAGCAGACCACGGGATTCAAGTTCAACCAGTTCATGGTCAAGCTGTCCACGGTCGGGATCGAACTGGGCGACACCCTGGTGCCTGCCTTCGAAGGCATCCTGGCAGCGTCGGTGGACCTCCTGAGCTTTGCCTCCAAGGGTGTCGAGTTGTTCGGCAAGCTCCCGGGGCCAATCCAGACCACCGCCCTGGCGTTCCTCGGACTCGCCATCGCGATGGGTCCGATCATGTTCCTGGGCGGCAACATGCTCACCATGTTCGGCAGCATGTTCAATGTCCTGGGTGGGGGCCTCGGAAAGATTGGCCTGTTCAGCAAGGCGACCGGCGCCATCGGTACTGCCGGGGTGTCCGCAGGTCGGGGCCTGGGACCACTGGTCCGTACCATCCTGCCCGGCTTCATGCAGAAGACGGTCCAGGGCCGCAACGCGGCGGGCCAGTTCACCAAGGGCGTGACCAAGCTGGACCTCAGTTTCCTAAAGACCAAGATCACCCTCGGCAGTCTTGGCGGTGCGTTCAAGACGATGGGCCTGGCGATCAAGGGCGCGGCCATCTCCCTGGGCACCACGATGGCTGCGGCGGCAAGTGCGGCAGGGACAGCACTGACCGCCTTGTGGGCCGTCATCCTGGCGAACCCGATCGGTGCCATCGCCATCGCCGTCGGCCTCGTGGCAGTCGCCGTCTCCTCCTTCGTGTTCAAGGAGGGTGGGATGTTCGAGAACTGGATGGCCGGGACGAAGGAGACCCTGGCCGAACTCCAGACGGGTGTCACCTCCTTGACCGGCAGCGTGGCCACCCTGGGCCTGGGCATTGCCGACAATCTGCGGGACACGTTCCCGGAGGTCACCGCTGCCATCAGCGCGGGGGTGGCAGCCGGCAAGGACATGGACACCGTCGTCCAGGAACTGCTCGGCACGTTCGCGGAGGGCACCACGGTCGGGGACGCACTGCGCGCCAGCATGATCGAGGTCAGTACGGAGATGAATGCCGGGGCACGGGCTGCGACCGCGCTACGGAAGGAACTGGACGACGCGAAGGAAGCCGAGGCCGCCACCGCAGCCAGGACGGAGGCGCTCAAGGTCGAGGCAGAAGAACTGGTGAAGGTCCTGTCCAGCCTGGGCGTGGTCACACGGACCGATGTGAAGGCTGGCCTGGACGACTTGGAGACCGGGTTGAAGTCTGGGCAGGTCCCGGCGAAGAAGGCAGCCGAGCTCCTGGACAAGATGTGGACCGAGCTGAACGACATCGGTCAACTGACCCCCGAAGTCCAG